GGTCCCCACCCGCTGACCCGGTGGGCGCGGCCCCCGTGATGGTGACGTTGCTGGCGGCGGTGGCCCTGCCCTTGGCGTCGAGTGTCACCTGCGCAACGTGGGTGGCGTCACCGTAGGTCCCTGCCGTGACACCGGAGGTGGCGAGGGTGGGGTTCGGGAGGTTGCCGGTGAGATCCCCGCCGACGGCGAGGGTGGCCGATGCCTTGGTCCCTTCCGCAGTCGTGGCCCGCGTCGTCTCAGTCGCGATCGCCGTGGCGTTAGTCGTATCGGCCGCAGCCCGCGTCGTCGCCTCGTTGTTGAGGTTGGTCTGCACCGTCGCCGCAGCACCCGAGGCGTCGAAGGTGCCACCAGTGACCGCGACGGTCGGTGCCGTGCTGGTACCAGCGATGGTGATGGTCCCGTTGCCAGCCGTGACGGAGGTGACGGTCCCGCCTCCCCCGCCTCCACCGTGGGCGTTGGTGTACGCCTCGGCAGCGGTGAGGACTGCGGCGTCGAGCGTTTGTGCCGTCTCCAAGTTGACCGCGTCGGTGGGATTGACAGCGTCGGCTACCGAGGTGACGGCATTGCCCGCCATGTCGAGGGGGCCTTGCAGTTGCGTGCCCTGCTCGTCCCACAGGACCACCACGTCGTACAACTTCCACGAGTTCATCCCGTCGAAGGTGACGAGGACGTAGTACTGCTCCTGGGTCGGGACGATGAGCTGGAACGCGCCGTTGCCGCCGAACGCGGTCCCCGTCGTGACCGGACCGGCGTCAGGCGACCCAGCAGGAGGTGCGGTGTTGACGCTGGGGACGCCGTTGAAGCGTGCCATCTTGTACGCCCACACGATCGCACCGTTGACGGGACCAGCGGTCGTGATGTACGTGTCGGCAATTACGAACTGTGTCACGACAAATACGCGCCATATCCAGCAGCTGTCAGCGCAGCAGCCTCAGCCGTCGTGACCTGATTATTATGCGCGCCCAGGTACACCTTCACGACCGGATTGATGACCGGCGTGTCGATCTCGGTCAAGGTGAACGGGTCCCACTGACGCGACACGAGGTTGTCAGCCGTACCAATGGGATACGGGATCGCCGTGTTGGAGTTCTCCGGCGTGGCGGCGTCCTGCACGTACGTGCCGTCTTGCAATAGGTAGACGTTGACGCCGCGTGGCAGCGGCTGGAAGTACTTGAAAAGCCGCTTCTGCAACCCCGTCGACTCAGGCAGGAACCTCGGGTTGGCGAGAATTGTGGGCGTTGTGAATGTGGGCACCCACGGTCCTTCCTAGCGGTAGAGCACGGAGAACCATGCGGTCGCCGTGCCGATGGTCTTGGTCGGCCCGGTGGACGAGGTGCTGATCGTGATGCCGTTCAAGCAGTCCTGGCCGTCGGCCGGGATCGGGAATGTCCAGTTGGCGTTGGCCGCGCACGCGATGAACGACGCTGGCACCGCCGTGTCCGCAGGCAATGTCGCCGAGTCGTGCAGCTGGATGAACCCCGCGGCAGTCGAGTACCCGTAGATGGCGTGAACCCGACCGCGACTGGCCTTGGCGATGTGGCTCGCCTCGTAGGCCGCCGACGTCGAGGCAAGGGTGCGAACCTCCTCAACGGGAAGCGGATCAGGCATCGCTGTACCCGCGGTCATCGGCGTCGTGGTCGTTGAGGCCCGAGTTCTTGAGCGCGACGGCGTCGCCCATGTTGCGGGTCTCCTTGAGCGACGTCTGGCCCATCGGGGCGTGGTCCATCGTGTCGTTGGGCGGTCCTGCGGTGACGTCGCAGTCCTCGACGGGCGCCCCTGTGGTGCCGAACGTGGCCGACTCGCGGCGAATCTCAGTTCCTCCGGGCATCAGGCGGGGCCTCCCACGGGACGGTTGTAGCGGTTGAAGCCGTCGGCGAACTCGTCGGCGATGGTGGTCGGTTCCACGATGTAGGGACGCGAGTTGGCCGGGGTGCGGCCCTCCGCGTCGACGTGGCCCTCGGCTGCGTCACCCGCGCCCGTGGCGTCCTCGGTCGGCATCGGCATCATGGACAGGTTCTCACCGCAGTCCTGTGACTCGAGCCGGATCTCCTTGCCCGCGGGCACTACGGCGTCCTCTGGATGTCAGAGGTCGCGGGGACCTCGAAGGAGGAGTCCTGCGGGGCGTCCTCACCGAAGGTCTGGACGTGGGCAGGCGCGTGCTCGGTGCCCTTGGTCGCCGCGTCGTTCGGCTGGCCCGCGCCGTTGGCGATCATGCCGTAGCCCTCGGTGGGCGGCGTGAGCTCGACGTCATGGGCGACGACGTCGCCGATGGTGGCCCCGAAGCCGATCTGGTTGGGACGCTTCTCGGTGCTGTTGGCCGCCTTGCCGCCGGCGTTGCGCATGAACGGCGAGCCGGGAGCCGAGTGCTTGGTCGGGGGCGTCAACTCCGGGGGCGTCTCGATGGGCGGCCCCGTCTGTCCGAACTTGGCGTTGTCAGCCATGCTGCACTCCTGCTTGGTCGAGGACCGCGGCCGCCGCGGCGACGTCCTCGGGTGAAGGTGCCGGATCGGACGCCGCATATGGGGCGGCGGGCTCGGGGAGAGCCTCCGGCTCGGGAGCGGTTGGCTCCGTCGGCTCGGGCTCCGGTGTCGGTATCGGAGCCGAGTTCTCAGGCGCGCTGTCGATCGGCGCACCCCCTGGTTGGGTGCCGGGGTCCGGGTGCCCGGCGACGGTGTCGGCGAGCATCCGGTACTGCTCCGGCTCGTTGTTCTTCATCCAGTCCATGCACGCGGACTGGAGCATGTCGTTGTTGGAGTCCAACCCTTCGGCGGGACCCTGCCCCGTTGTCTGGTCAGTGACGTTGCCGCAGTCGTTGCACTGGTGCATGTTGCCAAGCAACGGTGCAAGGTCAACGCTCAGGCACTTCCAGCAATGGAGCAAGGTCCCGCCTCTCAGGTTGTCAACTAAGCCGAAGCCTAGTTCTCGTCGACGTCCGTGCCGGTGGTCGGGTCGATGTCACCCAGCGTGGCTGCTGACTCGATCCGCCAGAGCGAAGCCTGACGGAAGATCGAGTAGCCGCCGAGCCAGTACCACGCCCAGCCGACGAACCGGCGCATGTGGTCGGTGACCGGGGAGTCGATCAGGTGGGGGTAGGCCCCGTTCCCGTCGACGACCGAGTACGCCTTGGCGATGGCCTGCCGTCCGAGGGCCAGCGTCGCGAACACCGTTGTGGTGCCCGAGCCGCTGTACGCGCCGCCGGAGAACTGGCCGCCCGAGACGCCGCCGAACACAGGGGCGCGCGGGGACTCGATGAACCGGAAGCCGAGGAACGTCCCCAACTCACCAGCCCAGATGTCCGTCGGGTCGCTGTAGTCGTGGGGCACTCGCCAGCCGGTCGTCGCCGTCTCGTTCTGGAGGTCGTAGGCGACCGCCGGGTGGATGACGCAGCCGTAGAGGCTGCCGAAGGGCTGGACGTTGTTGGCGCGCAACTTCTTCTGGACCGTGAGGATGTCGGCCGCGCTGAGCAGCGAGCCCGCTGCCGAGGAGGTCGAGATCCCTGCACGGGCGTTGGTCTGGGCCGTGGCGATCTGGGCAGCCGTGGCGCCCTGACCGGCCGAGTACCAGACATTGGTGCCCGCAGCGACGACCGCGCGGACGACCGAGTCGATCGAGATGCCGGCGTTGTAGCCGAGCACCTCGCCGAAGACGGGGTCCACCTGGATCATCGACGTGCCGCGCAGCTTGGCGGTCGAGATGACGGCGTTGCCGTACTCCGCAAGCGTGACGACGACCGTCGAGTCGCTGAGGGCCACCGCTGACACGTCGGTCGACTCGGACAGGGTGCCGGAGGCCGGTGCCAAGTCGGAGAAGATCGTGAACTGGACCGAGGTCCCGACCTGTGTCTGGTGGGTGGGCTCCACGTCGCACAAGGCGTCGTAGAGCATCTGGGGACGCAGCGCGAAGTAAGCCATCTGCTCGTAGGCAGCCTTGCTCAGGTCAATCGTGCTGGCGCCGGTAAAGACGTCTGCCATGTCTACCTTTCAGGGGGTTTAGGGTCCCTGATCAGCGGTTATTGCGCGAGCCTCACAGGGAGGCCGCGCTTCTGTGCGTCGTTGATGGCAGCGATCACGTCGCCCTTGTTCTTGGCCCCTGCAACCCGCTGGAAGTACTCGCCTTCCGCCTCGGGTTCCGGGTCACCTGACTCGCGCACCCCACTCTGGGCCCTTCGCAGGGCGGCCAACTCGGCCTCCTGTGCTGGGTCCTCAGCCGGTGGCGGGTTGAGAATCCCGATCTCCTGTGCCGCGCTGCGAATGGCGTCCGTTGAGAGTTCGCCGTCGTAGTGCTTCAAGAAGAACTTGGCTCCCGCCGTGTCGGGGAGTCCTGCCTTGGCGCCTGCGCTCTCGCGCTTGATCGCCTCGTTCTCGGCCTTCATCTCGTTGAGTGCTTTGCGGTCGGCTCTCGCCTGTCGCAACTCCTCGCGGATCTTCGGGTCGAGCGGCTCCCGCTCCTGCTCGTCTGGTTCAAGATCAATGTCGGACATGCTCGCTCCGTTCAATACGCACAAGCCGCCGGAGGGACGATCTTGCGAATGGGTGGTCGAGTGCGGCTCACCCGGCGTCCGGGGCCATCGCTCTGCGGCTTGCTCCCCGGCCATCGCTAGCTCACGGGGGCTGCTCGCTAGCGGGAGAGTATCACGCCCCGCCGCGTCCCTCTGTCGATGCGCCGCCGACGCCGACCGCGCCGCGCGGGGTCGCCTCGTAGCCGCCGCCCGATTCCAGGAACGACTCGCGTGCCCCCTCGCCTGCCTTGACCGCCGAACGGTTGGCGGCGACCGAGCCGTTGTAGCCGGGGACCTCCGCGCCGATCAACTCGCCTGTGGACACCTTGGGGGCGACCGAGCCGGGAGCGCCGGCACGCAGGTAGTTCCAGTTGCTGGCCGTGTCGATGGCGGCGCGGACGGTGCCGGGGGCCAAGTGCTCGGTGTACTCGAGTTGCGTCAGCCGCATCGCGTGGGTCTTGTCGAGCGCGCCCAAGCCGGACTCGCCTGACTGGGCCGCCAATTGGGCCGCCGACGCCTGCTGGGTCAGGAGATCCGTGGCCCGGTTCGGGTCCGCGAAGTAGGCGGTGAGCGCCCCCAGGCCGTTCTTGACCCCGAAGAACTTGTTGAACTCGGATCGCACCAACGGGTCGGCGCGGATCGCGACGCCGCTCAAAGCGTCCATGCGCTGGCTGAACTCGACAGGGGACACGTTCTGGGCCACCAACTTGCCGATCTCGGTCTTGGTGATGAACCCGCGCGGGAGGCTGTACTTGTTGGCGATCCCCAGCATCGAGTCCTCGTAGGTGATGTAGGCGTCCTCGCTGAGAGGGGGCAGCCCCTCCTTGACCCGCTCGGCCATGCCGGGGAACGCGGCGTTGTACTGGGGCGAACGCCGGATGTCGGCCGCGATCTGCTCGGCGTTCTGGCCGCCCATCGCGGCCTTGTAGGCGAAGGGGGCCAACTCGGCCAGTCCCCAGCGGTCGAGCTCCTGCTGGACCGTCTCATAGGCCGAGTAGTCCTTGGTCTGGCTGGCGTTGGCGAGCGCGGCGGCGTTGGGGCCGTAGGTCTGGTTGATCTGGATGACCTGTGCGGGGGGCTTGCCGGTCGTGGACAAGGTCGGACCTGCCGCGCCGTAAAGACCCCCAGCCGTGTAGGACTGGTAGGTCTGGTCGTTGCCGACGTTGCCCGCCACGCTCGCGGCATAGCCAGCAGCAGCGGCAGGGTTGCCGGGCCAGTCCGTCTCAGTCAGCGCCTGCTGGAGGCTCGCGATCGACTCGCCCGCGTTCTGGAACGCCGTCGCGATGGCGAACTCCTGGCCCTTCTTGCCGACGTTGAGGTAGTCCGCGAGCGCCTTGTAGCCCTCCGAGCGCGTGTTGAACACCGAGACACCCCATGAGTTCCACCGCTTCTTGGACTGAGTATCAGTCCCGTGGTACTCGATCGAGAGCGGGTTCCACGAATTGCCCTTTCCCCACGTCGCTTCGGTCTGCATCCACGCCATAATGAACTGGACCCTCGGGTCGTTCGGTCCCACGGTCCCCTTGGCGTTGATGTACTTGAGGAAGCCCTCAGCCCATTCGGCGGCGGTGGTCTTGTACGAGTCGCTGGTGATCCCCGTGGTGCCGCTCGTAGTCCCCGTGCCGGGGTTTGACCCGATGACGATGACCGGCTTGCTGGGCGGCTTCTTCTTCTTCTTGTCGGGGGTGTCAACCACTGGGCCTCCCCGTGAACTGCTGACGCAGGCCGTTGACGAACTCGAGCGCCTTGGCGTGGGCATCAGGCGTCATGTCGTAGCCGTGCTGGGGATCTTCCATGAGGTACTGGCGCCACTGGCTCAACGGCATCAGCGTCGGGCGTTGCGTGACAGGGTCCGTGCCGCCTTCGAGCGCGGGTGACCACTTCGGGTCGGTGAAGTCTGGTTCCGTGTCCTTGCCGAGCAGGGACTTGGCGACCTGCACGTAGGGATCGACGAGCGTCTTGGTCGTGATGCCCTGTGCGATCTGGGGGGCGAGGGTGGGGTACAGGCCACCGGCGACCTGCTGGGCGTGGGCGACGAACGCCGCCTCCTTGCCGCGCCAGTCGGCCTTGGCCGAGTCGGACATGGGGATCATGTAATCGTTGGCCGTGCGGCCCACCGACTTGACGTCCTCGGTGTCCGTCGGTTCCCCTGCCGTTGCTGGGGTTCCGGGCTTCGCCGCGGGTTTCGTGTCCACCGTTGTGTCCGACTTGGCGGGGGTGTCGGCCATCAGGTGCCCGGCGCGTAGAGGGGGGCCATCGGACGGAACACAGCGTCAATAGCGTACGACAATTGCTTGCCGAGGGCCTTACGCGCCGAGAGCGACATGGCGTCGGTGACGGACCAGTTGGCTCCCTTGAAGTTCCCGGCCTCGAACTGGTTGAGCAGGTTGTTCCACGCGATGTTCTCTGTGTAGCCGACCTTGAGGCCCGCGGGCGCGAGCGCGGCGAGGAGCTGGACAGCCGTGTTGTTCGCGAATTGCGGGTCGTTACCCATGTCCACGAACTGCTGGAGCGCCTGGACGCGCTTGGCCTTCCCCTCACCTGAGTTCTCGTAGTCCAGCCACTGGGAGTTGTAGGCGTTGCCGTAGTCGTTGACCTGCAACTGTCGCCACCCGCCGTGCACGGTCAGGCCGGTCGCGGGGTTGACGTAGGAGGTGAAGGCTTGGTAGCTGGTCAGGTGCCCGTCAGCGACCTGCTTGGCAGCGGCCTTGTCGATCACGTTGTAAGCGACGTAGCCGCCGAGCGCGTTCTGCAAGGCGTCCAAGAACTCGCCCGGCGTGTCGCGCTGGCGCAGGTCCATCGAGAACGTCGTCAACTCGCTGAATGTGTCGAAAGCACCGTTGCGGTCTGCGAACGGGACCATCGCCGCCATCGCCTCGGGATACTTCTCGATCGACGCCTTGTTGTTGAGATACCAGTCAGCGGCCTGTGGCGACTCGGGATAGCTCAGGCCCGTGACGTTGGTCGAGTGGCTGACGGTCGCTGGCATCGCCCACGGGTACTTGGCCGCGAGCGCGTCGCTGGCGGTCAACGCGTCGTTGTTGAACTGCTTGAGCAGCGCGTTGTACGCCGTCGCGATCTGGGGGTTGGGCTGGCCGACCGAGATCCCGAACGGGGCGAAGAACCCGAGCACTGTCTTGACCGTCCAGATCTTGGCGGTCTGGAAGTTGACGTTGGACATGAAGGCGTCGCGCGCGCCCGTGTTGGTCTGGAGGCTCTGCATGACCGTGCCGTAGGCGAGCGCGTAGAGCGCCTGTGACTTGTCAGTGACGCCGAGCAACCCGACGAGCGACTGCGGCGTGCCGGGAGGGGCCACGCCACGATCCACGTACGGCTTGATGCGCGCCATCGTCTTTTGGATCTCGGTCTCGACGAGGCTGGACGCCACCTCGATCTGCGCTGACGCATAGGTGGACGCGACGCCAGCGGGTGCAGCCGCGCCGCTCGGGGTGGACGACTGCCAGCCTGCGTAGCCAGCGACGCCCTCGGCAATGTGCTGGAACGTCGAGTTGGGAAGGAACTGCATCCACATCGGCGTCGTCTCGTCGAGCGGTCCGAGGACGCGGCGCGCAACCTGATGGGCGAGGTCGGCGTGCCAGCCCGAGTCGATCCACACGCGCTCGAAGCCCTGCACCGGGAGCGTGCCGATGGGGCCGAGTGACGGAGTGACCATGCCCGCGATCTGGCCCATCGTCGTCGGCGGGCCGTTCATGTCGAGCGGGTCGTTGGTCGGGCTGAGCGGGTCCACGGACTGGGCGAGGTTGGCGCTGCCGAGCAGCGGAGCGGACAGGTACGAGTTGAGCAGAGGGATCGTGAAGTAGCCGTTGGGCAACTTGGTGATCCCCTTGGTCGCGCCCATGTAGGTCTTGATGAGCTGCTCGAACGCGCCGGGGTTCTCGCCGAACAAGCGGGCCGCCCTGCGCCACGCCTGCATCTGGGCGAAGTAGAACGGGGCCACCACACGCATCGCCTCGTCGAACTTGGTCTTGTCGAGCGGGTTGTGGATGAAGCGGCTCATTTGTGCGACCGCTCGCGTCTGCGCGAGGACGTCAGCCTCGGCCTGCGTCATGCGCCCGCTCGCCACATTGTCGGTGAGCAGCCTGCGCTCCTTGGCGAACTCGATCAGGTAGGTCGGGTCACGGCTGAGGTTGTTGACGATCTTGCCGAGGACGTTGCGCTGGAGGATGTCGGCAATGCCACGCGGCGACCACCCGGCGCGGAAGTCCTTGATCGCGGGACCAACCACGGTGTTGAAGAACTCGTTGGGGACGCCGGAGTGGACGAGGGTGCGGAACTCGCTGAGGTTGGCGGGGACCTGTCCCTTGGCGATCGCGTTGCCCGATGCAGCGTCGTAGTAGCGGCGGTCGGCGGTCAGCGCGCCTTCCATGCGCGTGTCCTTCGCGTCGCGGACCGGACCCATCAGGAACCCCTGGACGTCCTGTGCCAGCCAGTTCGCGTGGTCGAGCTTCGGGTCGCCCGTGGACTGCAGGACACCGTGCGCGTCCTCCTGACCCAGCAGGTGCGAGCGGTCGAAGTTCCTGTATTTGTCGCCGTACTCGTTGATGAGCGACAGCGCGCGCTGCTCGGTCGCCGCCAGCGCCTCCTCCATCGAGCCGGTGCGGGTGAACGTGGTGTGATACGTCTCGACGAGCGGCTGGCCCCACTCGCTGCGCTGGAGGAACAGGGCCCGCTGGTGGCGCAGCCCTTGGAAGCCGATCTCATGGTGCTCGTAGGCGGTGTACCGCTGGTCGAGGATGACGCGCTGCGAGGTGGTTGTGTCGGCGTGGCCGGGCGAGTCCTGCGCGGCGTTGCGGAGTTGGCCGACTGTCTCCTTCTCCTCGGGGATCTCGACAAACGCCCCGGAGTGGTTCGACAGCATCCCGGCAGGGGCCACGTGCCCGTTGTTGAGGAAGATCGACGCCGATGCCGCCTCCAGCAGGTCCGCCTCGCCGAGGTTCTTGACGACCGCGCGATCGAAGCCGAGCCTGACCGCGTAGAGCGCGGCGACGAAGTGCGTCATCTCGCGTGGCGGGAGCAGCGGGACATCATTGGACTTGAACCATGCCGCGGCGTGGCTGGCGGTGTCGTCGACGACGGCGCGTTCCATGTCCGTCGTGCCCTTGCCAAGTTTCAGTCGCTCGACGTACCGCTGCAACTCCAGCGTCTTCTCGGCGGCACCGACGGCGAAGTGCGCGGCAATGGTCTTAATCCCACCTTGCCGATAGAGATTGGGGATCACCTCGGACACCGACACGCGGAACGCCCAGCCACCGGTCGCGAGCGCGACGGGCTTGAAGTACACGTCGTTGACGTAGTGGTTGACGGTGTCGCGCACCACGTCGCCTGAGTAGCGGACGATGCGCCCGTTGACGCGGTACATACGGACGCCGTCGATATTGACCTCGGCCTTGTTCAGTGCCCGCTTCATGGACACGACCATCCGGTTCATGTCCGTCGTGATCTGGTGGTAGTTGGGCAGGACCATCTTTTCGAGCTGCTCGGGGTACAAAGCCGCCTGCCGAGACCCGTTGACGATCCCCTGACCGTCAGTGGTCCACACCGGAGAGAGCGGAGTCGAGTCGCGGCCCATCCCGTACATGCCTCGCTTGTCACCTGTCGGGGTCCCGACCATGTCGGCGACGTGCTCGTCGACGCGCGCCATCAACTCGGTGTACGCCGCGTTGACATCGCGCTCCGCAAGTCCGGCGTTCGTGAACAACTTGAACGCACGGGCCTGGAAGATCCCGGTGTAGGCGTTGGCGACGGCGGTGCGCCACACTCGCGGGTCGTCGGTGTGCGCCAGTTCGGTCATGACCGCCTCGACGCGCTTGGCGTCGTAGCCCGCGTGCAGGAGCGACTGGCCGATCGCGGGGATCGCCGCCTTGTCGCCGACGCTGTACTCGTGGGCGACGAATCCGGTCCCCTCCTGGAACATCGGGATGTTCGTGAAGTTGCGGAACCCCGGCAGGTCGCGGAACGACTCCTTCAAGAACCCGCCGAAGTTGTACATCGGGAGCGTGGACGTGCGCGTGATGAGTTGGGCCGAGTCCTTGTTGGCGAAGAAGTCCAGCACGTTCTGGACGGTCTGGGGCTTGTCCAGTTCGTGGGTCCCCACGTCGTAGACCTTCAACTTGTCAAGTTCGCCAGCCACCTCGGCCAGCCGTGGGTTCCAGCGCATGACCTCGCCCGCGTTGTGGTCCGCGATGAAGTTGATGCCCCACCGCACCGTCGGGTACTGGTGGTAGGCGGTGTACGCCTTGTCGAACGCGGTGCCGCTAAAGAAGTGGCCCAGCACGCCAGTCGCGCCCTCGGCCGAGCGTGCGACCGCGAGCGTGCGGCCGGCGGCGGCCAACGGGTCCGGCACGACCGAGTACGCGCCGAAGTTGACGATGTCCTGGGCTGCGGTCTTGAGTGCGGAGTCCGGCAGGAACTGGAACATGAAGTTGCCGATGGTGCCGGGACGATGGCTGACGCGGCTCCATTCTGCGGCGTTGGCGGTGTCCTTCCAGGCCTTGGGGAACAGGATCTTGTCCTGCGCGTACTGCTCAGCATCGAAAGCCAGGATGCGAGGGGAGGCTGCGACCTTGGCCGAGAGTTGCAGCGCGCGCAGCGGGAGGGTCAGGCCACGGTTGATGAGTTCACTGGTCTGCTCGGTGCGCTGTATCCACGTCGGGGCGCGGGACAGGTCGGACAGTTTCGCGGCGTCCAGTTGGCTCTCGGCGACTGACTCGGCGGCAGCGGCAACGTCGGCTTCCGAGATGCCGGTCTCTGCGGCAACCGCGGCCAGTTCTGGCGTCAGCTCCTCACCGCCGGGGGTGACCGCCGAACCTCCAGCCAAGGCGGCGGCGATGAGACCGGGGACGACCGCCTTGATCGCGTAGGCGGTGCCGTGGGTGCGCTGCAGTTCGGAGTACAGCCGGTACTGGTGCTGGGGGAAGTCAAACGCCGAGTTGATTCCCTTGGTCACATCAGCACCCCACTGGGGATTGCCGGTGATGGTCGCCGTCATGCCGCCCGCGTCCCCGCCGATGTTCAACTTGTTCTTAATCTGCTCGCCGGTCCAGCCGAGCACGCGCAGTTCGTCGGGGATCGCGGTCTGGGCCTGGAACTTGACGAGCGGGCTGAACGGGTCCATCGGCGACGCCGCGGCGGTATAGGCACCACCAGCAGCAGTACCGACCGCTCCCATAATGTTCTGGTCGGTCAACTTGTTGACACCGGGAATCGCGCCGATGTCGTTGTTGATCGACTGGTCCGTGAAGGCCCCCGCAATCCCGCTGCCCACAGCGGCGATGTCGTGGCCGAGTGAGCCCCAGAACCCCGTCTGCGGCTGGCTCTGTTGGTCCAGTTGCGGAAAACAGGCCTGGACATCGCTGACGCGCTGGGTGTGAACAAGTCCCTGTGCGGTCGCGATCGGGTCCTCGAGGTTGTCGGCGTTCTTCGCGATCGCCAGAGCCGCATCGGGCTGCTGGATGATCTCGGGGACATGAGTGACGATGTCACTCAGCGCGTGGGCGGTGGCGACGTCAAACCCGTCGGGCGGAGGAGGCGCGGAGGTAGCCTCGCGCGTCGCCAACGCGGCGTTCTCCCCCTCGACGCGAGTGGCGACGTCGGACACTACATCCCCGCTTTGGCGGCTACCTGTGCGAGTTGCTGGAGCGCGGGGCTGGTATCAGGGGTGGACGCCAGCATCTGGAGCTCCTGAGCGAGCGAGCGCCCCGGCATCTTGCCGAGCACCTCGGGACCAGCGCCTGCGCCCTGCGGGATGCCGGCAGTGACCGGCTCGTCGGGCTTGGTCGTCGGGTGCAGAAACGGCATCGAGCCGGGAGCCGGAACCGGCGCCGACGGAGCGGGCGCTGCGGATTCGGGCGTCTGAGGGGCCTGTCCCTGCGGATTCGGTCGTTCCCCCGCCGCCATCGGGATCGCGCCTTGGGCGACTTGCTGTTCGGCAGCCTGTCCGTACTCCTGACCGGGTGCAGTGGACACCGGCAGCGTCAGGTCCGAGCGGTTCGCGTACGGCGTGCCGGGGGTGCCAGCCTGAGGGGACTTCGCCTTCCTCGGCACGCTAGGCCGCCACAGGTGCAGGCGGGTGCGCCGTCTTGAGCATGTTCATCAGGTCCGTCGCCCCTCCCGACGGCGGTGGCACGGTGGGCGGACCGCCAGCGATCCCCGAGGTCTGGCCGGGAGGCCCGCCCGCGGCCGTCTGCTGCATGCCGGGCATGAGTTCGGCTGGGGGACCTCCCGGCTGCGCGCCCGGCGCCCCTGTCGGAGGGGGGGTCTGCGCCTGCGCGACCGCTGCCTGCTCGGCCTGCATCGCCTTGTGGACCTCGTCGACGGCCGACTCCAGGGTCGAGTTGGGCTTGGCGAGGGCCAACGCGATCAGCGCGATGGTGTGGGGGTCGATGGTGCCGCCGGACGCCTGCTGCTCGGTCGCGGTGAGCAGCGCGCGACGCACCCCCTCCAGGTAGATGCGACTGCGCTCGAGGTGAGGGTCGTCGATCGTCGGGTCAAGTTCCATCGCGGTCTCGGCCGACATCACGCCCATGCCGATCTTCTGGCCGAACGCGACGGTCATGGACGCTGCGTCCGTGCCGGGGAGCGCGTATCGCGACCAGACCTGATCTGTCTCGAAGGCGTCGTTGGGCGTGTAGTCGGATTTCACGATCTTGCCGTCAGCGGGGATGAAGAACATCGACGGGGCGTGGCCGTAGTAGGTCTTCTGGACCGCGATCATGCGGCGGAACATGGCCTCGTCGGACAGCTCGAAGATCTCGTGGATCTCCTGGATCGGCATGTCGGTGGCAGACGCGAGCACGTCCGCGCCCCTGCGCGCGGTCCTGATGTTGGAGCCTGATTCGCCGTTCCACTCTGCTGGGATGTCGCCCGCCATGCGCTCGGCGCGCTCCAGCTGGTCCAGCATCAACTGGGCCGCCTGGTTCTGGACGGCATTGAGGCGGTTGATCCGGCCGTTCTCGACGATGCCGATAGTGCCGGAGAGACCGTCGGCGTAGGTGGTGATGCGGGGCTTGGAGCCAGAGTTGGGGATCGACTCCACCCACTCGTCGCTGAACACGTTGCGCTGGGTGTCGATCATCAGGAGCGCACTCAACTTGGCGCGCATCTGGTACAGCCCGATCAACGAGTCGAACTGGCCGGTGGTCCCATCGAGCGTGATGCGGCCGGGGAATACGACCGGGCAGATCCCGGTGCGGTTGGGCTCAGACGTGAGCAGCATGTAGGGGCTCGACCCGTCGACGGTCACCTCTCGCTCGCCGTGCCGGTCAGACGAGTTCTGCTCGGCACCGACCACGACCCATGTGAACTCGTCGCAGTCCACGTACTCCAGCACGTCGAACGAGTTGAGCGTCCCCTTGCAGAGCTGCCGCATCGCCGCTGGGTAGGTGTCCTCCAGCCAGCGACGATCGCGCTGTCCCACGAAGATGCAGTAGTCCGGCTCGATGTTGTCGAGGTCGTGCATCTCGGCGGGGTACGAGAGCATCGGGTTGCGAACTCTGATCCACGGGATCTTGCGAGGGTCACTCGACTCTGCGACCGGGCTGATCGAGATGGGACTGGTCCCATAGGCGACGAGGTGGCGCGCTCGGCGGCGCTGCTTCTGCTTGACGTGGTTCATGCGCTGCCAGCCGTCCACGGCCTGACGACGCTGGTCCGCCAGTGCCTCTGACCGCGCGATGCCGGGTCGCAGCGCGGGCGCGATCGTCACGGGCAGCACCGAGGCCACCCGGGTCGCCATGCCGTCGATGCCGATGGCGAGCAGGTTGGCGATTGCCGGCTCCTCGCGCTCGTCGAGTTCGGGGAGGGCGACGTCGAGGCCGCCCTTGTAGGTGCGGAGCACGTTGGCGTTCTTGGCATGGCGCGGTGAGTACTTGGACTTGAGCCGGATGTACTCACTCGTGATCCACTCGGCCGACCTGCTCATCGCGGCACGGAGATCCCCGGCGACCATGCGCGCCGTCCATTGCCACGTGACTTGTCAAGCCACGACGGGCGATGGATGCGCGCGGGCGCGCGTGTGGGAGCGACGAGGTTAGGCAAGTTCCACTCCATCTGCCAGTGGGCCATGACCAAGTCGTCCGTCTTTCCGTGCGGGTAGGACGTGAGCTCCTTGACGAAGTCCAAAGTCCGGGACCGGCCCAGACCCTCCTTGTACGGCAATCGTATACGCGCGAACTTGTAGTGCGGGGCAAGTTCCCACACGCCAAGGTCCTCGTCGGCCTTGTTGCGCCCGGTCGTGTGCGCGGTGATCTCGACGCTGTGGCTGTCGCGCCACCGCTTGAACATGTCGGACTGCAAGAAGAACCGCTGGGCGGCGTTCTTCTCGAAGATCAGGTGGGTGAAGGGGTGCCCGAGCGAGTTGGACATCTCCCACCACTCCTCGAGCAGCCCGGTGTAGCGGCGCTCGTCGACCAGGAAGTCCAAGAAGTCGGGTGCCTCCATCTTGTGACGGTGCTGGGCGATCAGGTAGCGGTGATCGGTCTCTTGGTGGTACGACCACAGTTGGATGCCCCAGTACATGGTCGGGCTGGGGTCGCACGTCAGCACGGTCAGCCAGTCCCCGTTGACCCGCTCAGGCCACTCCCAGATCGAGCGGTCGTAGTCGTAGCAGCCGGTGAACTCACCCGCGCCAGTCAGCCAGTCGGGCTGGACGAGCACGTCGGCGGTGTTGATGTCCTCCTGCTGGTAGACGGTCTGGAAGATCTCGGGGGGGATGCTGAGAATGTCCCGCCACGTGAGGCGGGTCGGGGCCAGCAGGCACCCGTCGGGATAGGCGAGCGCGGACCGCTTGTGGGTGCCCGGCAGGCACAGTTCCTCGTAGTGGGCCTTGTAGACGATGTGGTTGTACTTGGGCCGCAGGTCCCCGTCGTCCTCGTCCTCGTCCTCGTCGTCCTCTGCCTCGTTGGACCCGACGGGGACCTGCATGTCGAGGGCGAAGCGGTAGAGGTCGTCGGCCATGAGGCGTTGGCCCATCAGGATCATCACCCCTCCGGGCTCCAGCCGGGTCTCGCACACCTTGACCCACTTGTCCTGCAGGTTCATCCTCGAGTCCTGGTTCCGCATGTTGTCGGCGGTGACGAGGTCGTCCCAGATGATGTAGGGGTAGCGCATCCCGATGAACTCGGCGTCGACCCCCCACGCGGCCCACGTCGGCTCCTTCTCCGACAATGGCCCCCGGTCCTCCATCTGCTCGACGATGAACTCGCCGGAGCGCCAGAGGTCCCCGCGCCCGGGTGGCTTGAAGCGTCCGAAGTCCTCCGACAGGGTCGCCACGGCGTCGTAGGCGAGCCCCTTGGCGATCAGCTTCGGGTCGTTCTGCAGCGGGATGGTGCGCTCGAGGTGCCGGCGCAGGTTGTCGCAGTTGGTCCGTGCCTGTCGCATGGTGGCAGACCCCGACATGCCTCTGAACCGGCGGTCCTTGCAGATCAGCCACGCGGGAATCATCTGGGTGAAGGTGACCGACTTGCCCACGCCCGGCGGGGTGTTGATGACGATGAACTCACGGTCGTCGGAGTGCAGGGCACGCTCGATGGTCTCCGCGGCGGTCTTCTGCCACGGGAACGGCTTGACACCGAAGTACCTCCGCTGGAAGTAGGAGAAGTCCTCCAGCGCGCGGGAAGCGTCCTCGCTGAGCTGGTGCCACGCCTTCGGGAGCGCCAGCCTCGTCTCGGCCTTGGCGATGTTCGCCTCGATGCCGTCCTGGGTCTTGCCGCGAATCCCGCTCCAGCGGTACCCGGTGCCGAGTGACACGTTGGCCTTCTGAGCAGCCACCCTGACCGTGTAGCCGAGGTCCAGCGCGTCGTGAAAGAGCTTCTTCTGGACCGGCGTGGACCGCTTGTTGGGCACAGTGCCGCTCAGGCTACAACCGCGTCCTCGATGATCGCTTCCATCTCATCGGCCACCGCGTCGTCGTGCGCCCACGTCTCGCGGATCACGCAGCGGCCACGGTCGA